TTGGATTTAGATTTTTTTATAGTTGCATCTATTGTGCTTATTATAGCTGCTTTTGTACATGGTAGTATAGGTTTTGGATTTGCTTTAATACCTACACCTATAATAGCAATTTTTACTGATATTCAAACTGCAATTTTACTTACACTTATTCCTACTTTAGTAGTTAATTTAGTTAGTTTTTTAAGTGAGGGCAATATACTTGATGGTTTAAAAAAACATATGCCCCTAGCTGTAAAACGGCTCATGAAATGTGAATTATTTGCTCATGAAATGTGTGTATATGTTAATAAATTAGAATTTAATCCTTTAGTTAATCTTTTGTCTATATAACCTTTACTTACTTTTCATAACCAAATATATATCTTTTTTTTATATCAAATATTTACTAACCTTTTAAAAGCAAATGTTTTAAACTATACCTTTATTAATACTCCACTTACTTTTCCAATGATACTAACATCATCTATATTTAATGTAATATCTTCATATGATTTATTGGTAGACATTAATACTGCTTTATTATCTTTAATCTCTATACTCTTAATATATAAGCCATCATTAGTATTAATAAGATAAACACCTTTACTATTAATATCTCTTTGACTCTTATCTATAAACAATAAACTACCATCTTTTATATCAGGCTCCATGGACTCTCCTAATGCCTGTAGAACTTCAGTATATTTATAGTTACTATTTATATGATCTAATAGCTGCTTATCAATTACTAAAGGAGATGGATTCACTTCATAGTTAATTGCACCACCTCCAGCTGAAGCTGTAACTGTTCTTTGATACTTTAATATTATATAGTTAGATGTAGGTTCAATTAAAGACTCAGGAAGTTGCTGAAAGAAGAACCAGTTAATAGATATGTTTCTTTTGGCTAAAAAGGTCATAATTTCAAAGTATGGCACACTATTTCTATGCTTTAATTTTCTGAAGTTTGAAGCTTCTATTCCAAGAGCTTGTGCAACATCCTTATCAAATATTTTTTTATTGCCAAGCTCTTTTGAAAGTATATCTTTTAATCTATTTAGATAATCTCCACTATTCATTTATATTATGCTGTTGATAATCTAATCTAAAGTTATTCATTACGTCCATTGTTCTCTCTGTAGGATAAGGATAATATATAGGAATAACGCCTGTCTCTTGACAAAACTCTAATACTTCATAACCCATTAATTCAATAGTTTTCTTTTCTTGTCTTTCAGACATTGCTGAAGTTCTCCAATGATTAAAGTAAATTCTATCTTCAAAGTTAGAAACTGCAACACTACTAACTCCTTGATATTGCCCACCTGTTACTTGCTGAAAATTAACATTAGGTAAGTTCTCATTTAATACTTCATAGAAATGCTTAGGATCCCATCCTCCATGATTTCTACAATCAGCTAATGCTTGAACTGCTTCTCTATGATTAATAAATGCATTAGTATATAAACCTTCTAGTGAACAAGTAAACCCTACATTTGCATCAACTATTGCAAATAGAAACTTTCTTAAATCTTTTGAATAAACACACTCAACAGTACAGTTTGCATAAATAATTGAAAAGAAGGCAACTGAAACACCTTCATTATCCATTCTATTTTCAAGTACAGGTATATTTGTAAATCTCATTTATTTCCTTTTCTTATAAAATAATCTCAATATGTTATCTAATAATTAGTAATAAATATCTCTTTAACACTCTTTCTCTTTTTATGCATATTTGCACCAAGTGTATAATTAATCTCTTTTGTAGCTCTTATATTAAAGTCTTTGTATAATTCTCTTACAAGTTCGCAATCATTATAAGATAGTAAAAACTTACCTTTTACTTGAGATAATAGTGATGCTAATTCCTCATGCTCTTTTCTTCCAAATCCACCAGTATTTTTATAATAGCTCTCTGTTGATACATAAGGAGGATCTACATAAAAGAATACCTCTTCTTTATCATATAAAGGTATTAACTTATTAAAGCTCATATTCTCAATAGTAACACCTTTTAGACGTTTACTCCACTTTTGATATGATCTATATATATCTTTTGGTTTACGACCACTTTTAGCGTTCATTGCAAAGCTATCACCTTTAGCTCCAAATGATTGATTTAATCTATATAAATAAAAGGCAGCTGCTTCTATTTTATTACTTGGTTTCATATGCCCATCTCTAATAGCAAAAAATAGCTCTCTTGAACACAACAGTTGATTTAGATAAAAGTTTAATGTCTCAGGGTTAGTTCTTATAGATCTATGTAAATTGATAAGTTCACCATTAATATCATTAATAACTTCAAGTCTTGATTTTTCTTTAGCATATAATACGCTTAAAGCTCCTCCAAAAACTTCAATATAAGTAGTATGATTTTCAGGTATTTTCTCAACAATATCTTTGGCTAGTTTTGATTTGCCACCTACCCATGCAAAGGGTGCTTTTAGTTTTGTAGTCTGCATTCTTTTTTCTCCGTTCCAAAAAGTCACATATTTAAATACTCGTAACTTTTTTCGTTAAAATTCGTATGCAGTCAGCTTGGGGAAGGTGGCTGTGGTTTGTAGTTAGTTTTCTATTTTGATGGTAATATGCCATCCACTTTTATTGGCTATATGATCTACTCTTTTGATATGATATTCGTCATCATCTTCTAAAGTTCCAGTTAATACTAAGATAGCTCCAGCATAAATTTCAAATCCATCACATTTAACAGATCCTTCTTTTGTTCCTGAATTTGCCTTTTGCAATGCAGCCTCAGCTTTTGCTTTTGCATCTGCTTCATTCTCATAATTATCTCTTAACATAAAGATAGGTTCACCATCTCCAACAGTTATACTTTTTTGAGTATTAGACTTAATATCTCTCCATACAGCCTTACAACTGTTATAAGAAGTTTTATTTGTTGGTTCAATTCTTGCATTATTTATATCTTTTATCTCTAATGCAAATCTAGGCAAAGCATCTGATTTCTTTCCATCTTTAACTCTTTTAACAAATATAAGAGTATTGTTCTTTATAGAAAATAGTGCATTATATTCTTCAGCAATTCGTTTTAAAAAGTGTAAATCACTTTCCATAGTCTGTTCAAGATGTAAAATGAATATCTCATCAAAATCACTTTTTAAAGTAAGTCCATGTCTGCTAGCTATAACTTGACATACTTGTTTAACTGAACAGTTCTCATAAGTTTGACTTCTTTTAACCTTTAAATTTTTAGAAAAATCAACAGCAGTTGCAGTAATATGTAAAAAATTTTCTTCTCCATAACTTACTGGTGTTCTTGACACTTTAAATAATCCACAATAAAAAAGACTCGTCTGCTTAGTTCCAAGCCAAAGTTTTAGTTCATCATCTTTCTTGGGTCTTTTATGCAGCCCTTCTACTTTCAAAGTAATTTCATCAGATACTGTTCCATCTTCATCATTAAAGGTTATCTCTGAAGTTTCACTATTTAACTGTTCTGTTACATCAATGCCATTGGCTTCTATTTTATAAATTGGTTGCATCTTAACTCCAAAGTGCTTTTGCTGTTTGTTCCACAGTCTTCTCTTCAAATTGTGGCAATTCAACTTTATCACCTAAACTCAAAACCACTTTAGAAAGAAGTTGGTGATTTAAAGCAATTACATCATCTAAATGCGTTAAGTCTCCATAATGTTCTAAGACAACATCATTAAGAGTTTGATTCTCTTGCTTAATTAATACAATCATTTTTCATACCTCTCAAGCTTTAAAGTAAATCCCTGCTCTAAGTGTTCACCTGTTTTTAAAAAGTTAGACTTTGATATAGATAAATTCATCATCTTTACTTGAATAGTAGGTAAACTTGGAAGAGATAAAACTACTGGTTCTTGTTTTCTTCCAAGCTCTTTTAAGGTTTCAAGTTCTTTAATACTTTGCATAAGTAAAGTACCTGATAAAGTAAAACTCTCTTTGCCCTTTGAAGAGGCTTGATGTTTAGGGTAATTACCTATTCTAAATGAGCTTACAATACCAAAGTCAATCTCTTCAGTAATAGAATCTAACTGAGTTTTTGTCATTCTAAATTCATATTCATCTATCATTCCTAACATCATTAATCCTCAAAACTTCTATTTCTTTTTCTTCGCTCTGCATTTTCAATAGCTTCTTCAACAGCTCTTGTGACATCAACATTATTACTTGCATTTGATGCATCTACTTTTAAAGTATATGCATTATGTTGAGTTACAGCTGCTTGAGGTTTTACTTCTCCAGTTTTAATTGGATTAGTAGCTAATGCAGTTGTTGTAATTGCTGTTGCTGCTAACTTTTTAGCATTATCATTTTTCTTAAGAGTATTACTCTCTTCATCATCTCCACCAAAACCTATAAAACTAAGTAGTTTTTTTCCACCTTCATATAATCCATTAAACAGATTTCTTACAGGCTCAAACTTTTTATATAAAATAACTCCAAGACCAATCAATGCAGCAACTCCTGTAATAATTAATCCAATAGGATTAGCATTAAGTGCAACATTAAAAAGCCACTGTTTAGCAGTAACTGCAGTTGTCCACAAAGAGTAAGCTTTCATTCTTAAATTCAATGCATTTAAAGAAGTTGCACTCATATAGTTTTGAGCCATTCCTAAAAACATTGCTTTTCTTACAGTATTGGTTGCTAATGCAAATCCAAGCTTAGTTAAAGTGGCCACTTTTATTACTGTATATAACCCAATAATTCCAAAAGTCACTCCGCTTACAAGAGGTATAAACCAAGATACTCTTTCATCTACCCAAGCTATGCTTTTTGCAAATCCACCTAAAGCAGTTGCTGCAAAATTTACTACTGGAGTTAAAACTTTTCCAAAAGTAAAACTTGCATATGACACAGCATTGCTCATTTTCTCCCAGCCATAACCACTATCCATAGCTAAAGCCATTTTTTCAGACTTTACTAGTCCACCTTCCATTGCTTTTGAGATATTTTTTTGAGCACGTTCAAGTTCATTCATTTTAGGCAATAATGCAGATATAGTTTTAATAGCCTCTTCACTTCCAAAAGCCTCTTTTAACTCATCATTCTCAGCTAAATCTAAATCACTATACTTATCTTTAATTTTTCCAAGAATTTCAACCATTGGTAGCATCTTTCCATGACTATCAGTAAACTCTAATCCTAATTTCTTTTGAGCTTTACCAACACCACTTAAAAAACCTCTATATCCACTACCAGCTTCACTTGCACTATCAAAAGCACTTTTAGAAAGACCAATAATGGCTAACTCTTCCTCTAATGATACGCCCATAGCTTTTGCACTAGCACCAACATTTGAGATACCAGCTGCTAAATCTGCTCCATCAGTTCTAAAAGCTTGAACTGAAGCTGCTATTGCTCCACTAAAACTTTTACCAAAGTTCATATCAGAACTATAGTCTTTTCTAAAGATTCCATAACCTAAAGCATAAAGTTTTGTCATATCTGCAATTTGAGCTTTTGTTGCAACTGCTGTGGTTGCTGCCATTTTAGTAAAGTCTCTTACACCTTTTTCACTTAATGATGCAATACCACTTTTAATATCATAACTGGCTCTAATAAATTGAGGTGCAGTTATTTGTCCAAACTGCAAACTCATCCTATGACCAGCTTTAGTTATATCATCAATACCTCTTTTACTAATATCAAGTGATCTAATCTCACCTTGAGCTTTTAAGACATCACTTGCTACATCTGAAGTCTTTTTCAATCCATAAATAGCAGCACCAATTCCAAGTATGTGAGCTTTTTCTTGGTTGAATTGTTCTTTTGCTCCTTTGATTTTAATATCAATTTTAGAAGCCTTTTTTAAGTTCACAAGACTCAGTCTTAACAGCTTACTGTCTTGATTTAAGTTACGTGTATCAATACCAGCTCTTTTAAGTGATCTTGATAGACCATTTAATTTATCTTTATTTTTAGTTGTATCTTTTGATAGTTTTTGAAATTCTTTCATCTCAAACTTAGTTTTATTCATACGTTTGATACTTTTATCAATACCTACTAAACCAAAGTTTGTTTTTTTAATAGAGGAACTAAAAGAGGAAGATATTGCACCTTGAATAACGATTCCTAAACCAATTGTTTTCAAAATATCCTCCTTTATTCTTGTGGATTTAATCTTTTAAATAGATCATTAGCTTGATCTACAAGAAACTCAAACTCTGAGACCTTTAGATTTTCCATATCTTCTATGGAAAAATGACACACATGACCTATAAAGGCCATATGTTCTAAGACATCACTTCTTTCGAAGATTGGAAACTTTGCAAACCCTCAACTAACCCCTCAAAAATATGAATTGGTAAAGATTCGATTTCTTCAACTGTATGACCTGTAAGGTTTGCAATTAATGTTGCATTGTTTTCAATCTCATCTTCAATATGATCAACCAATTTAATATCTCTGATTAATGGTTGTCTCATAATGATTTTTGATACTGGTTTACCACCAACATTAAGCTCACCCTCAAGCTCAATGATTACATCTTCTAATTTTGCTTTTAATTTAACTGTTTTACTCATCTTTTTTTCCTTACTGTAATGATTGTCTCATGTGTTTAGCGTGGTCAATCCCACCATGCTCACCAATACCTTTATCATGATCAATATCTGTGATTACTTCATCATTTAATTCATGAAAATATGCACTTAAACCTTTTTGAGTAACAGTTACATCCAAGAACTCACCAGCTTTAGAATTACCATATTTAATTGACATACCACCTCTACACTGCCACTCTTCAACATCATCATTAGATCCTGTTTTCATAGTTCTCTTAGCAATAACTTTTGCTTGATCTAACTTAGCCATCTCTTTATAGATATTTGCTGGAATAGATTTAAATTTATACTCTACATCTAAACTTTCAAATAACGGGGTAGTAACACTTCTCTTTCCTACTCCAGTTTCTTGATCTAATTCCAGAAAAGAAACATCAGCTTGTTTAAACTCACAAGAACCGATATTTCCAACACCTTCAAAAATTACATTTACACCTGTAATAGCACTATTATGTTTCATCACTTTATCCTTTACAATTTATTATGCTGCATTCAAAATTTCATATGCAATTGGTGCAAATCTATCTGTCTGATTAAACGTTACACAAATTCTAACTGCAACAGGCATCTCTTGAAAGTCAATAATAAAATAGAATCTACCAGCAGTAATTTCTGAAGGTGTAGTTCTTTTCATATCAAGTTTAACTTCATGAGCCAACATCACATTTTGTCCAACAAGTGTTTTCATAAATTCTCTAAGAGATGTTTTAGCTGCTCTTAGTTTTAAGATAGGTTTATCAACCGCAAAGAAAATTCCTTTTAAAACAGCTGCTGCTGCTAAATCAACAATTCTTACTCTTCTTGCATCTTGCCAAATAGGGTCTGCATCTGTTGTTTGATAGTTCCATGTTCTAATACCCATATAAGTAATGAAACTCATAATTTGAGCTTCACTTAAGGGATCTGTTTCATCTTGTACACCAGCCATAAAATCAGAAGGCTCTTTGATTGAGCTAAATGGTAAAACCTTATTTGAAATAGATTTCGACCAACCAATTTCATCATCACCTTCAACATTACCATCACAATAAGCTCTAAGCCAAGCTAATACCACACCACTATCATAGTAATCTGTACTATCAGTTTCTGTATTCCATTTACCAAGTGATGTTTTAGCAAGAGTAACTCTATCACTTCCAAATAAATCTCTTTGTGAAATTGCATCACCATTTGAGTCTGCATCTAAATCAATAAATGTACGAGCTTTAATTGTTTTACATACATTAATCATTGTATTAGCTACATCCATATCACCAATTGCATGATCTGCAACAGTAATAATGTCAGGGTTGTATCCAATCACACTTCCTTTAGAACTTGCAAGATTTATTGTTGAAGCTGCTTTCTTAATAGAATTAACTCCAGCAATAATATTTGACTTTGTTTCTGCATCATCTGCACCTTCATTACATACAACTATAATAGTTGGTACAGTCACAGGAAATTCATCAACTCCAAGCTTTAGATATTTCATCATATTTCCAGTAGTATGGGTTTTGATTACATCATCTTTAATTGCATCTTCAGGACTATCAAATCCATAAATACCAGCTGCAATATTTGATGTTACAACTAATGCAATTGGTAGTGTAGAATTGACTTTTATAGGTCTTGCACTATCACTTGAACGCTCTGTTACGATTCCTCTATTATTTGCCATCGTTATCTCCTTTTATTTAATATTTAGCTAATACTTAGCTAATATTTCAGCTTTTTTAGTCATTGCATCTTGTGCAGTTTGAACAATACTTTCAATTTGTACCGTGTGCCATTTATTATCAGCACCTTTCCAATTGACAGTTTGTTCTTTATACACATAGTTATATGCATCTTCTAAACTCATAACAGTCCCATCAATACCTATTGAAATAGCCTTATTAAAAGTTGCATTTGCAATAGATATTACAGTTGCAAAGTTTCCCAAAGCTTCCTGATTAGCATCGTATAAAACTGTGTTTATATCAATAGTTAATGATTTTAACTCTTCTTCTTTTTGGATTTTTGCTTGTATCTGTCTTTCTTTATCTATCTCTTCTTGAGTTCTAAAATCATTTTTAATGAATTTTTTTGAAGCAGTATCATAAGCATTTAAATTATGTTTTATAATTTCTTCATATTCCTTCTCTTTCACTTCTATTTTAGGTGTCGGAACTTTTGATAAATCGTAATAAGATTCTTTAATTAATTTACCTTTCTCATCAAGTTGTCGTGGTATAAAACAATGTATTTCTTTATCATACAAACCTAATATTTTTCCATTTTTATCAATATGTACATATTTCATATTATCACCCCTTAGTTTCCGATTGCTCTATAAAAAATAAATTGACCACTAGATGCACCAGTTCCTGATTTTAATCTAAATTGCGAAGCTGATAGAATTTCTGCAGTTGTAATTCCACCACCAAAATCTTTATCCACTCCTATAACGTTAAAACATTTATTAGGAAAAGCAATAGGAAAAGTTTTGTCTGTCCATGTATCTTCTACAAAACCCCATTGTTCAATAAATCCATTAGAATATTTTATATATCCACCATTTTCAACTAAACTACTAGCTACAATTCCAATTAATTCCCCTTGCGAAAGAGTTGATAAAACACCAGTATTTGAAAGTTCCATACTTTTATTAAAAGAAATTACACTATCTTTTGAACCATATGGAGCTGAGAACCAAACATGTTTACCAGCAGATTGTTGATATGCTGTTGCATAAGATGAGAAAGAATAAGAACAAGATTTCATTGCTCCTGAATTGACATCTCCATTAATTTTCACATTATCAGAGATACCTAAACCACTACCATTAACCCTTGCAAATAAATTTCCACAAGGTAAACTTAGCCCAACCATTGAAACAGTATTTATATTATTATTTTGTAACCCTTGTTTAATATTACCGTTATCATCAATTAAAACTTTACTATTTTTAAGTTTTCCACTTGTTCTATCAAACCTTGCAATTGCATTATCTGTTGATTCTAAAGGGAAAAGAGTCTTTAAAGCATATTTCTCATCATGATTATGGTCCTTATCAGATTTATCTTTTAATCTCTCATTCACATAATCTTGACTTGCCATTACAACAGATGGGTCTACTTGCAAAGTAACTGCATCAGCACTTGATACTTCAGTTATCACTTTCATATATAAATCTTTTGCAACTCCATTTGAAGTAATAGGTTTAAAAGTCTCTGGATAGTTTCCTATGATTATCAAATCTCCATCACTATCAAAAATACCAACTTCTCTAACCCAAAAATTTCCTTCATCACTTGGAACATAGCCTTCAGCTACTAGCCAGTTAGCATTATTTTCATCTACTCTTAGCTCATTTAAAGGTGCTCTATACACTTCATTTACTAAAGCTTCTTTAGATGCATCTGGCATAGGAACTGTTCCATTCCCATCACCTAAAGCGATATAAGTTAAATTTACCGTTGTATTAGCAGCTGTTGCTGCTGCTACTTTCTCACTTCCTTTTTGAGTTAATAGTGTAAAATATTCCATTATAAGACTACTCCTTGAGGTTTAATTACTGTTTTTTCTATCATATAAACTGTAGTTGCTACATTGTGTTTTAAACTTGAGTTTATATCTTCTAATGGTTTTGGATATAAAAATCCAACCTCACTAGATGTAGTAAAGCAACTTGTTTTATATGCACCATTATTTTTCATATTTACTGTTATTCCAGCCAAGTGTCTACTCTCAGGTTTAGCTGCATCAATTAATCTAATTGTTTTATTTAGATTTTCTTCAGTAACACTTTTTTGCTCTGTTACATCTACTTCAATTTTAAAAGTACCAGGAACTGTTCCAACTTGATTCCATGGTTTAACATTAATGTTTTCTCCAAAAACTGAAGATGCAGCTTTATTAACAGCCCATACACTTCCTGTAAGTCTTTTAATCTCTCTTGCATTAACTAAATATGCTCTAGCTTCATCTTCATCTAATCCTAAAATACTTACATCTAAATCCAAAGCTAAATGAGGAAGTAACGAAGCATCACACTTCATTGGATCAAGTGTAACTTTCTCAAGCTCTTCAAAATTAAATATACTTGCTCCTAACTCCTCAATAGTTCTCTCAATGGCATCTTCATTAGGAGGTAAAATTGATTTAAAATCACTCATAAGAAGCCTTTACAAAAGTTGGATTAAGTGTAATACTCAAGTATTCATTTGGTTGTACACTTAAGTCAACATTTTCAAGTTCAACTTCATATACATTTGCTACTTCTAAAGCTTTGATAGCTTTTGAGTAAGGTAGTGTTTGTCCTATTTTAAACTTACTATCAAAATTCTCTAAGATGTCTTTATTTACTTGATTTGTTTGTAATAGATCAAGTAAGTGAACTTTCGGAGTTAATACCACCTCTTTTTTAGTAGCTTTTTTTACTGTTACTACATCACAAAAAGCTTGAACCCTATCATTACCCTGTACAGCTTCAACATTTGCAATTACATCATCAATTACATCCTCATCAGAGCTTAAAATATATAAGTCTATTTTTAGTGGAGATGGTGAGTCAACTTTCACATCAAACACTCTTTCATCTGCCAACTTACAAAAATACTCATATGCTTTTTTCCCTCCAGCTGTTGAATATTTATTTAGACTTAAAATGGCCCTTTCAAAAAACTCTTCATCAGTTTCAGGATTACTTCCACCTTTAAATTCTCCAAGAGCTTTAACTGTAATCACATGAGGAAAAGTAGATATAGGTGTCTCAGTTTTAATATCACTCTGTTTAGTTTTTACGTCAAGCTTTACTTTTCCTTGAGCACTTAATTGTCCAGCTTCAATCACAACATTTTCCATTAAATATGATTGCACTGTTCCTTTGTCACTTAGAATAAATCCTTTAGGAACTGTGATTGCATTACTTAAAGTCTCTTCTAATTTAAACTCGTAATTATCCGTTGGTTCTTCTCCAAGATGTCTTAATTCTCCCCCATAAAAACCAAAAATAAAATTGTCTAAATCCTCATCTTGACAATAGTGAGGAAGCATAAGTTTAATCTTGTTATTTAATGCCACATTATGAAAAGCTTTTCTATATGCAAGATTCTCAAGCTGCATTAAAATAGAATCAGATTCAATTAAGTTCACTTCAGGATGTCTGCTTGAAAATTCATCTTTGAGTTCACTCAATATAGATTCTGCACTTTGTTCAACAAAGATTTTAAGATCAGGTAATTTATTAATCATCTCTTTTAGACTATTCATTAAAATCCTCCCATTTGAGTCTCTATTTCAAACTCTTCAAATTTTATACTTGCTTTTACGCTTCCAGTTAATGCATCAACACTTATTATCTCAACACTCTTTGCTTTAAATCTTTTATCCCATGGCTCATTATTCTCATCAAAAAAGCACTCAAACAAGTACTTTCTAAATAACAATCGCCACTTTTCATCCATTACCTTATCAATAAGCTCATGCATTCTACTTCCAAAAGTAGGTCTTAAAGTTCTACTTTTTAATGGAGTAGTAGTCATTCGAGTAAAACTCTTTTCCATAGATACACCAAAAACAGATGTTGCAACATTTGATATAACTTTAATTGTTTTCATCTAATCCCTCGAATATCCATTGTTTGTATGGTCAGTTAGAGACCCTTTCTTATCAGAAATATTCCCTTTAGAACTGATATCTCCATCTGCATTAATATCTTTTGTGGTTTTAATCTCACAATCAAACTCAGCACCAATAGTTACATCATCAGATGGAATCACTTTCATACCTCCAAGTAAAGAAGTTAAACCCTCTACAGTTAGAGTACCTTTCACTAAAGTTTTACTCTCAATAACTGTATCTGGTGCTTTTACATAAACTTTTTTTGAAGCTTCTACATTTGCATCTACACAAAAGATATTTATAGTCTTTACTGCATCTACTTCTAACTTTGAAGCTTTTGAATCATAAAACATTCTAGTTCCATCTTCAAACTCAACTACTGTTGTGTGTTCATTAGCTCCGTTTGGAACCTTACACTTATTATGAAAGATAGATCTAATAATAAATCCACCAGTGACATTGCCAAATGGACTTATTACTATGACCTGTTCTCCTGAACGAACTGGAAAGAAAACTCTTCCAAAAGAATTTGCAAAACTTTTAACTGGTAAAAATGGACTTACTCTTTTATTAATTCCATCATCATCTAAGATAACTCTAGCTGAGTGATATCCGTCAGCAATTTTTGCTTCATGAACGCTGCCAATTTGAATAATATTTTCTAATCGTCTTTTTAGCTCTGATAGTGAAATCATTTTTGTACACACTCCAAGATTTTATTAGTAGTCTCTTTTACCTCTTTTACATCTTTGTTTAAGTGTTTTATTTCAGTAAAAAACAACTCTCTAGTAACAAATGTTTTTCTGGCTTCTGTCTCTTTCATCATCTCATTACACTTGTCTTGTAAGTCTGATAATTTGCTTTCATGTTGTTTGGTTTTGGCATTGTTCTGTTTAGTCATATAAGTATTAACTGCGAATGCAGATACAATAGACACTAAAGCCAATATTAATTGCCATGCTTCAAATACGAATTTAACTTCCATTACAATACCTCTACCTTTAAAACCTATAAGTGCATGAAAACATCTTGTTTCGTACACTTATAGAACAATTTACTTTTTTTCTTTATTCTTTACATCTTTATAGATGTCATAGCCTGTTGTTACTGCCTTATCAAACTCTTTTGTGTGATACTTCTCTCTTTTTTCTTCAGAGACAAGGTTTTGAACACCTTTTTTACCAATTTTGTATCCAGTCTCAACAATCTTTTCTTTTTGTTCAGGAGTAAGATTTTTAATACTCTCACATCCAGCAAACAAACCAATAGCCAATAAACCAGCAAATAAGATTAATAATCTTTTCATCGAAATTCTCCTTTAAAAGTAATTTCTTTTTCCCTTGAAATAAACTCTTTACCATCAGCAAAAGATTTATCACCATACTTTACAACAGCAATAAAATACTTCGTAGCTCTTAAAAGCCTTGGAATAACTAGCCATCCACCAGTATTAATAATCTTTGCTGTCATGTTGTATAAAAACATCACATCAGTAAACATTTTGTCCAAGCATGTTTTTCCATACTTATAACCCCAGTCATGCGGGCAACAACACTCTTTGCTAATATCTAAACCATATAGAGTATTAGGCACTAGCTTTCCACTTAGATCAAGTTCACTTCCACAGCCATTACAATCTTCTTTAATTGCTTTGTCTCTATTTTCCCACCATTGTTTTGGGGCATAAAAAGGTAATTTTTCCATTACAATACCTTTTTGTCTTGTTCTTCAATTTTTACAACTTCCACTTCAGCTCTAATCAAAAAGATGTCTTTTGTCTTTTTGTTCTCTTCTACAATTTCACTTTCAATAACTTCCAAACCTGTATCAATCGTAGCTATCATTAAATCATTAAAAAAAGCTTCACTATTTTTAGGAGCAACTTTTAAACCAAAAAAAACGTATTTATAAACTAAATCTTTAGGCTTTCTTCGTAATGTTACTACCTCAAAGTCAGTTCCAGCATGTTTTTCTATTAAAGTTTCAATTGCCTCTTTAGCTTCAGTTTCATTTAAATACATAAGTACGATACCTCGTCTGTTTCATCATTGTTTGTTTTATTCAAAGCAGAGTTTGCACGATCTAACCAATAAGATTGAAAAGTCTTTACATCTTTAAATGTTTGCAATGACTCTTCATACTCGTTAACTCTATCTTGCATCTCAATCCAAAGAAGTGGAGCCAAGTAATACAAAGTCTTAGAACCAATAACCTCTACTTTTTGAAGGTCATCTTCAAACTCTACATGAGAGTAATCCCAAATAGATCTATTTAAATGTGGTTTTACTTCATCCTTAGACATACTTAAAGGAAATAATCCTTTTAAGTCATCAATATTTACAGGCTCACTCATGACTGCACCTCTATGCTGTAACTGTCACTTCAATTGTTTTTGTTGAAGTGCCATCATTAACAGTTACAGTTGTAGTTCCTGCTGCAACACCCTTAATTGAAATAACCCCTGTAGCACTTGCATATGTAACTGTTGCAATATCAGTATCATTAGATACCACTGACACTCCTTCAACTCCAGTACCAGCTGCACTTTGAATAGTTTTTTGAGTTGTACCACCAACTGCAACTGAAGCATTTAATCCAGTAATAGATAAAGGAACAATTGTCATGTAAGTAACATATTTGTGCACATCAAATTCATAATCAGGGAATACAACAAACTTGTATTTTAATGCTGATTCATCATCGTCATACCATCTACTTCTTTTAACTCTTGAAGAAATACCAAAAATCATATTTTTAAGTGGAGTTAATAAATACTCACCATTTTCAATATCTGCACTTACTTCAATTGGCATTTGCATAAATGTTTTTTTATCAGCACTTAAAAGAGTTGCAAGGTCTTTATATTTCTCTGCAATTTCAAACTGATAATCCATGTAGTCTGAAGCACTCATTAAAATAGATGCCATACCTTTAACATCATCATGTGCATTTTTAACAAGATGTTTAAGTCTCATTAAAATAGAATCATTTGAAGATGTAGGTTTATTTACATTTTTACTATCTCTAGCAATTTGAAACCAACCTTTAGCTAATTTGTTAAAGTCTGCTTCATGATCATCACTATCTGCAATACCAATAATTCCTAAATACTGTAAATCATTTGAGAAGATAGTGTTGAAAGCTGCAAATTGCTCTTTTTCAAAATTTGGATTATCTTGATTGTCTTCTAAAGCTTCATCAAGAATCTTTGCATTAAGCTCAACACCATTAGTCATATCAAGTTTACAACCAATTTTTCCAAGCTTTTTTAGGTTCGCATCTGGTGCTTTAAGTCCTGACTTGTGTCTCGTTAAAATACCTTTTGCAGTATCCCACCCATCTCGTTCTTTAGTCAACTTACCAGTAATATCAGTTGTAACTTTTCCAAGTAAATCATGAGAAGCAATAATTGCTTTTACAAAAATTCTTCCTTGTTTTGGTGTTAAACTTCCTGATAACCTAGCATCTGTTGCACCAAGAGCACCACTCTTAGCAATGTTGTTCAGCCTCATAATTCCACTCATTATAAAATCCCTTCTAATTCATCTTCTTTTTCAATTTGTTGACCTTGAGGGGCATCATTTTGCTTACTTTTTTTTAGAGTTTCTTTTGTTTCATTATCACTTTTTTGTAATGTTTGAACTTGCGTTTGTAACTCACCTACTTGTTTTGTCAGTGGCTCAACAGCGTCTTTTACAACAGTTGCTATTTGCTCTGGTGTCATTTCATCATCTCCTTCTTTTTTAGATTTGTCAATTTGTTTGTCATAACCAGCATTTAGATTAAAACCTACATATCCAAAAGCTTTTTTCATTGCATCAATTAAGTCATTTAAAGAAATATTTTTATCATCTGCTTTTGATACAGTTTCATCATCTTCTTTTGTTGCAGTTCCAGCCATAGAGATACCAGCAATATCTCCATCTTTTACTGCTTTTTTAAGTTCTTCATCTTCAAGCTTAATTGCAACTGCCCAAGAACCAATAGGTTCATCAGGGAAAATTGCATCATTCTCTTTTAGAATCCAACTTTCAGCTACATAAGCCTTTTCAATCTCAAAGGTATGGTCTTTATCCACATTACCTGTGTTTTTATTTTTCATAAAGTCATAAGCAGCTTTTAAAATTTCATCAGCATTAGTATAATCCCCATCAGTATCAACTGAAGCTGGAGCATATACAATCCCATATACTACACCTAGCTCTTCATCACTTTTTTTAATTTGAATCTGTTTGGCATAAAGTGGTTCTTTATCACTAGATTTATAAATAATCTCTTTTTGATTAGCTCCACTTTTTACCAAAGAGATATGAGTGATTTTAATGTTCTTTAACAACTTTGGCACCCTGTCTCCTTTGATATGTTTTCGATGACAAGCATTTTAGGAGTTTTTGAAATCAAAATCACTCTATATATGCACATATGGATAGCTTTTGAAATTTATATGTATTACAATGCTCCTCATTTGATAACAACAAACAATTCCCTTAAATAGGGCTTATTGTATATGTTGTATAAGTTGTAGAAAAAGGTAATTTATGCATGAAGATATTCTAAAAGGCTCAAAAGAGTCTAAACAACATATAGGAAAAGACACACTAAATTCAAATGGAACTATTGATCCATTTATTAACTTTGAAGAGCTTTTGTCTTTTTATTATGCAAATGTATATCATCAAAGAAGTGTGAAGTTAAAAGCGGCTTTACTGTCTCAAATAAAAGATACAAATTTAGACAAGTTTATTCCTGAATATGAAACTGCAAAAGAGTTACTTTATGGATTTGCATTAGATGCTGAACTTTATGGCAATGCTTTTTTAGAAAGAGCTGGTACTAAAACAGATTATTACCTATATCATATTTTAGGCTATCAAGGTAGATTAAATAAACGTAAAGAGATATTCCAATTAGATACGGAAGATAATGCATTAAAAATGGAAGGCCATCACTTTAAATATTACTCACCATCAGGGAAATATTATGGAGAGCCTGATTACTTAGCAACATTAGAGCAAATCTTAACTTCTAAAAAAGCCGATACTTTTAATACTGCATTCTTTGATAATGGTGCAAGACCAGGGTATGGAATTATATTTGAGAACTCAGCTCCAAGTGAAGAGCAAAAGAAAGCCTTTCAGGAGTTCTTCTCTCAAAACTATAAAGGCTATTCTAATGCACATAAATCATTAGTTCTTTATACTGGTAAGCCTAAAGAGGGAGCACCTCCTTCAAAAGTAAGACTTGAAAAACTTGATGGTGTAGAAGATATGAGTTTTGAGAAGTTAAAAAAAGTAAATAGAGATGACATTATTGCCGCCCATGGAGTACCACCAAGACTAGTTGGTGTAATGGCAGCTGGTCAACTTGGTGGAGGAGGTGAATTAATAGATCAACTTCATGCTTTTAATGAAATTATCATTAAACCCAAAGCAAATTTAATTCAAAGTTTTTTTGAAAATATTGGAATCACTTTAGAAATAGAGAGCATTGATGTAACAAATTTTAAAGATGATAGTTCTCTTATTGCCAATTTAGTTGATAAACAAATTTTATCACAAGTTGAAGCTAAAGAGATTTTAGGATTTAACAGTAAGTAAAAAATCAAAATAAAAGCGTTTAAAACCCGTTTAAAAATGCTTAAAACGATTTAAACGTATCAATAGTCGAAAAAGGAATAAAAACATATTATGGGCTATTCTAATGAAATAAAAGAAAAAGCACTCAACTTAGTAAAAGCTGGAGTACCTGTTACGGATATTTGTAAAGATCTTGATATTAAAAATAGAGGTACTGTTCACAATTGGGTCAAGAAAAGTAAAGATAATACAGTGAATACTTCTTCTATTGAAAATATAAAAAAGCAAATTGCAACTTTATCTAAAAGAGCACCCACAGAAGCAAATAGTAGAAAACTTGCCATGCTTACTAAGTCACTTGATAGACTAGAAAAAAAATCAAAGAAACTTGATAGACAAAAGAAAGCTCAACAAAATATTGTTCACTCAGAGGAAGTTGAAGCACTAAAAACAAAGATGCTACAAGATGATTATGGATTATACAAATATCAAAAAGAGTTCTTAAAAGATAACAGTAGATTTAGAGTATGGTTAAAGTCTAGGCAGATTGGTGCAACATATGGATGTAGTGGAGAATGTTTAATTGAAGCTATGTCAGGAATGGACCAGCTTATACTTTCAGCTTCAGAAACACAAGCTTTAAAGTGGAACGAAGAGATACACAAACACGCAGAAAAGTTAGGCATTGCATTAAGTGGTTCTTCAAATGAAATAAAAGTTCCAAGTGGAGCTACTATTTATATCTTTGCTAACAACTTTAGAACTATCCAAGGTTTCTCAGGTTCTGTTTGGATGGATGAGTTTGCATGGTATTTAAATCCAAAAAGAATATGGGAAGCATTTATTCCATCTATTACATCAGTTAAAGCTGGAGAAACAAAAGCGAGAATTACTATCCTTTCAACTCCATTTGAACAAGATAGTTTATTTCATAAGCTTTGTCTTGATACTAAAAAATACTATATGTTTAGTAGGCATAAAACTACTATCTATGATGCAGTTAAAGATGGTCTTGATGTAGATGTTCAAGTATTAAGAGATTTATTTGATGAGGACTCATGGGCAACTATGTACGAATGCCAATTCGTAGATGATGATAGTTCATTCTTCCCTATTAGTTTAATTAAAACATGTGTAAAAGATTATATGTATTACACTCCAAGTAGAAGTAATATTTTATGGAGTGGGTACGATGTAGGTCGTGTGAAAGATTTATCAGTATTATCTGTACTAGATAAAGTAGAAGGTCGATATGCATTAGCTATTCAAGATGTTTACGAAAAAGCAACTTTTGAAGCTCAAAAAACAATTATTAAAGATCATATGAATGTTTATTTAAAATCAAACATGAGATTAGATATGACTGGTATTGGTAGGGATTTAGCTGAGACAATGGAAAATAAATATCCTAACAGAGCTGAAGGAGTTTATTTTACTGCAAGTTCTAAAGAGATGATGGTGTTAAATTTAAAGAAGATGTTTGAAGATAAGTTAATTACTATTCCTAATGACCCAACTTTAATTGCTGACATTCATGCCATCAAAAGAAAAGCGGGTCAAAAAAGAATGTTATATGATGCAGACCGTAACTCACATGGTCACGCAGATAGATTTTGGTCTTTAACATTAGCTGCTAAGAAGTTAGACTTTTTAGATAGAGAAGATGCTGAATCATCTTCAGGAGGAGCGATTATTTTATAGTAATGTTTTTAAGATTATCTTTGAGCTGGTCTTTAAAATGAGATGCTATATCTTTTCCTGTATCGTTCAAGGCTCTATCTAATGAGCCATCATTAACATAAGAGTTTAATGCATCTTCTAAGTATGGTTGAGCCTTTTGACCTTTCTTGTTAGGTGCACGGCTTCGTCCCCTTGCTTGTTTTCCAGTTCCTTGATGTACAAATGGAGCATATGGGGCTAACTTTGAGTTTCCAACTCTAATCTCACCATCGTCAATATCATCATCAAAAACTTGAATATCTTTTTTTAGATTCCCACTTTTAAATGGTGCCAAGTCTTTGGCTTCATTGGATACTTCAGCTGCTACTCTAAAAAGTAGTTTTTTCATTGGTTTTAAATTATTCATCAATAAACTCTTTTTGAATATAAATCAATGCATCAATGAAAGTACCTTCAAAACTATACTTCTTTTTCCACTCACTTTTTACAAGCAAATAAACATCAAACTTAACTTCATGAGCAAAGATTTCAATCTTATTACACATTTTGATTATATCATCACTGGGTTTGATATGATCAAGTATCCAATTGATTTGTCCTTCACTTACTTCAAACTGTCCAAAGGGTGACTCAAAGTCTATTGACTCCAACTCAACTTTTTTATTAGAGTTTTTAAGATATTCAATTGACCAGCTGCCACTAAAGTTGATTGCGTATTTTTCCATTTTATCACCTCTGTTTGTTTTTGTTTAGCATTCTTTTTAAAATGCTTATCAATGTTATTTTGACCTTTTTTATTTTCAGGTTTATAAAGCGTAATCATTTTATCACCATCAAACACCATAAAATATCCATTTGCACTTTTAGCAACACTTCTTGTACGTATAGTGGCATGAGGTGCTATTTCAGTAATACTATTTAATGCAGATATGATATCTTTTTTAGGAGTATGTCTATTAGAACTTGACTTCGAATGTCCTAAAGTAGTGTTACTAACTCTTCTTTGAACTCCCGTTTTATCTATATGGGTTATTATGTCAGATTTTTTCTTATTAGCAAACTTAACCTTTTTGCCATCAATTTCCTCTTCATTTATCCATACGGGTATATTCTCTGTTCTACAATGTCCATGATAAGGTGCTAAGCCTACATTCTTTGGAAGCTTTCCATATATAGGTTTAGTTTGCCAAGTAGCAGTTGCTTTCTTTTCATCAATACTTGAAGCTCCCACAATATTACTAATCTGCTCTTTCATATGTGTTGCACTTATAATCTTACCATTCATACTTCGACATATGTCACTTGTATCATTATCCATACGTGCTTTTACTTGAAAATACTCAACATCATATTTCAAAGCTTGATTAACCCTTGCTATATTTTGAGATTGAGAGATAGCATTGTCAGATACAAGCTTAAAGTAGTTCTTATCTTGATCTATTACACTTTGAAAATCCTCTTTGAGCTTTTTAGTTAAGTCTTGTCTTGAAAGCTCACCTTTAAAAGCACTTTCAATAGTGTTCTTAAGTTTATCTTGTGTTGCAACACTATAATCCTTACCAACCCAATAAAAACCATTTCTAAGCTGTTCTATGGCTTTTATATCAATTTTATTAAAAACTATTTTAGTTGACGGAGAGTAAGCCAATGCTAACTTACCATAAATGTCATCTACCTCTTTAGTATCAAAAGCTATGTTCAAATCACCAAGTTTACCTTTTATCAAAGTAATCAGTGTATCATGTTCTATTGAATCATAGTTTTTATTGATATAAAGAACCATATCACTTAAAAACTCTTCAAGCTGTTCAACTGCTGTATTTGTTTGAGTTTGTACAAACTCATCTATTAGAGCTTGGATGCTCTTTTTCTTCTTTGATTTTAATATCTTCGTTAAAAGTTTCTTTTGCATATTCTTTCCAATAATCATCAAATCGTATAGCTTCCAATGTCTGAAAGGAGTGACCACAATCTAAACACTTTCTGAACCGTTCATTACGTAAACCCGTTGTTACTCCAACAACTTTGGTTTTACCACAACATTTAGGACACCACATCACTCATCCTTATTTCATCTTTGAAATTGCAATGATAACCTTCGTAGCCTCATCTTGAGTTAGAATTTCTAAATCATTTTTTTGGATAATCCTATCAACAAATTTTAACAGTGCATTAATATTTTTCTCTTTAGAGTTTAGTTTCCATAAATCATTGATTTTCTTTTTCTGTGCGGAGGTTATAGGTTTGACCATTGGTATATCATTTACTTTTCTTGTACAAAAATTTAGAAAATTATTTAACTGATCTATACTCATTTGAGTTAAGCTAATACAATTAAACCTACTCTTCATAAACTCATATCGACTCTCTTCATCATAAAACACATTACTCTTAGTAACTTGTATCTTTTGAATGAGTGACTTTTTATATTGTTGTTGTTTCCCAGTCATTACTTTCCTTTGTTTTACAACTGTTACAACAATTACAACATAACGATTTTACGGCATGTTGTAGTTGTTGTTTATGTTGTTTGTTTTTATAGTAAAGAATAAATATGCTTCTTACCATCTTGTTCCATCTTGTAAAACTCCCCCTCAAACTTCTTAAGTAAGTTAATAGCAGTCTTATTATCTTTACGTGTTCCAATACCTTCTAAAACATCTGTTTTATTTAAACCTTTTGGATGCTTAGCCAACAGTGCTTTTACATTGTTTACAAACTCCGTCTCCTGTGAGTCCATTCTTGAAGTCACTGCATCAGCTTTTGTCATCTCTAAAGTATTAGTATTGATTTTCCAGTCACACGCTCTTACACCAGACCTCTCTTTTTTAGGCTCTAAATTTACAACTACATACTCGCCCATTAGTGATTTAAGAAGTGTTTGTTTAAACATAACATCAAGTGAGTTCTTTATATTATTACTTCCCTCATAGTTCTTCCCATCTTTATTTGAGTGTGCAATACCTACTACAGTCATACCAGCTTCTCTTATATCCATAAGTAAGTTCATCATATACATGGCTTTTTCATCGTTCTTAATATTAGTTACATTTCTCCAGCTATCAATGATTAAAACCATATCTTCATATGCATGATGTCTTGAGTTGTCTTTTGAAGCTAATCTTTCAAGCAGCTCAATGGGTGACTCTTCTAAATCACTTCTGTGGATATATTTAAAAGTTGCAAATCTATTCATAAGTAATTCTGATACACCTCTATCTTTAAGAGTATCAAGTGGATTATCTAAGTCGATATAGTAAACTCTTTTTGCTAAATTGTGTTGACAAATATATGCAGCAACTCCATAACTTAACCATGTCTTAGCATTTCCACCATCTGCATAATACATAGTAATCATTCTTTTTGGTAGAAAATCAGGTATTAAAAACTCTGTCTCTCTGTATAGTCTGTCAGAGGTTAGAGCAATACCATCTAAAAAATCAATCATTTTTGTTGCCTCGCTTTCTTCAATTCTTTATCAAGCCAATCTTTTAACTTGGCTGCATTCTCATTGTTGACCAGCTCACACAACTCATCAAATGGATGCTTGTTATATTTCATCTGTACAAATAATACTTTTAGAATCCATTTTGTAAGTCTTTTCATGTCTTCCGTTTGAGCTACATCCATAAAGTATTTTTCAAACTGTGGAAACTTATCAAAGCTCACCATATGCACTTGCATTTTTTTATAAACTTCATCCAGTTTCTCATCACCAGTATTTGGTGTAAAAAAGTTATTCATAGTCCACCTTCCCAAAATCCACAAATCTTGCAAGTTTTATCTGACACCAAAAAAGAGTTGTCTTTAAAGTCATGGTTACATTCATTTTGGATTTTATCTATTTCTTTTGTTCTCTTTACCTTTTCATCTTCAATAGATAACTGTTGTAAAGTTAATAAAGCTTTTTCATTTTTTAAAAGATTTATTCTTTGTTTAGTATTCAATATTTACTCCTTCAAATAATCTCAATAGAGCCTTACGAATAAGACTCTATGAAACTATTGTTTATCAATATCAAACCTCAAAGTGTGAGGTTTAAATGGAATATTTACTTCTATAAGTTCCATTCCAAACGAACCATCTATAGGATAAAACCCTTCTAAATCACCACTTTGAAACTTTTCCTTTATGAGTGGTTCACTTTCATAAAAAGAAGATTGTGCTTGAAGTCTTAATATTTGTATTGCAATAAGCCTTGCAACAACTCTTTTAATACACCCATTTGCATCTTTTAATCTTTGTTTTGAGTTTGTCCAGAAACTATTGATTTCATCAAGTCTTTTTAAAGTTTCTTCATTATCCTCAAATCCTATAGTGACAGAAAATTCGTAATCAAAATCAACTAAATATTTTTCCATTCTAAACTCTTACAAACTCATGTAATGATTTCTCATTGATACAAGCATCAATAAATTTTGGAACATCAAAGCCACAACAAAATGGCTTCTTATCATCTAAGTCACTGTGTCCATAAATTTTCTTTGGATTAAGTCCATGATGCTCAATCAAATACAAGATAACTCTTCGTGTAGCTTCTAGTTGTTTGATAGTAAATCCATTACTTAAACCAATAAGACAAATAGACTCTAAATCATTAAATCCTCTTGTGTGTGCTCCCTCTCTATCAATATCTCGACCCCACTCAATGGCTCCGTCCATAAACTCCATGTAAGTGTTATTCTCTACATGACCATTACAAATAACCATCGTATAACCAATATCAGACCAACCATTACCTTTTACGTGCCAATCTTTTATAAGTGTTGCACTTCCAAAAGAACTAGCACTACAATGTAGTACTAATCCTTTAATTTTTTTATTTCTTCCCATCTGTAACCCCTTTACTCTTTTCTAACTCATCTTTAACTGTTTGAATCTCATTCTCTTCTACTGGAAGTGCTGCTAAATCTAAAACAATAGTTTCCATAGGACCATCTAGTTTAAGCCCAGCTCTTTGCTTAAATCTAATATATGATTTAGTTCCAGCAATCTCAGTAGCTTCATCAATCATAGCCATTGCCTCTTTCCATTTTGGATGAGTAATGTTGTATGACTTTAACCCAATAATTTGTTTAGCATCAACCTTTCCATTTTTAACATCAAATGCTCTTGTGATAAGTGTTTGAATCTCAGCATCAAGGTTCTCTGTTTTATGAGTTAAGTATTCATCAATCTTCTCTTTTGCAAGTGTTAGCTTTTGGTCAAACGTAATAAGCTTTGCAACTTGAATCTGTACTTCCATAGTTCCATTGAAACTCTTTAAAGTAACAGCTCCAACCTTGCTAGTAATTCGCTCCATGTCATACTCTTTTCTAAGTAAGTCCACAAATGCATAACACTCTGCAAATGCTTGAATCTTAAACTCTCTCATCTGACCTTGTAAAACTAAAGCTCCACCAACTAACCCCTCAACAAGCTCATCTTCAATCTGCTTGTCAACTCTAACCATATCAGGATGTTTAAAATTTCCTTCCTTGTCTTGCCATTTTCCATTTTCAATAACTGCCATTAACATTCCTTGTAATAAATTTTGAGTACTCAATAAAATCTTCACCCTAAAGATGAAGACTCTATGAAAACTCATTTAACTTTTTTAAATGACTTTCTTCCTGCTTTTGTGATCGATGCATTTTTAAAGTTTTATTTAAAGCCTTAACCTCTTTGTTACTTAAAAATCTTGCATTTGGTTCAATTTTTTTCTTAGCCACAAATCCTTCCTTAAAAGGTGTCTTACTTCTATCTTCTTGAACTTTATCAGGATTGTAAAAGCCTTTTAACCTATGTTTTTCTATGATTTCAAACCCTAAATGATGAGCAAGTATTCTACATATTAATTCAGCTCTTTCATCATCACAAACTAACTTTTGCTTTTTTCCAACCTTGATTAATAAGTCACCTTTATCAACTCTTTGAATATGAACTATTTCTGCCATTTTTTAGCCTTTCTAATACATCACTAAACTCTGCTTTTTTATTTTTTCTATTCACAAACCATCTAACAAACCCATTTATCGCTACACCTAAAATTATCAAGCCTCCTACACTTAGTAAGATTTCAAAGCTATTTAAGTACATCCTAGTTCCTTTCCTAATTCGTCAATTGTTTTTGTATTTTCTACACCTATAATCTCAGTTTGTACATCTCCATAAATCTCTTTTACTTTTGTATATATTTTATATGGATTTGGATATTTCTCTCTATTTACTAAACTAACTGTAGCCTTTGAGACACTCATCTCTTTTGCAACTTTTCCAATTGATTTTTCTTTAATCTGCTGTCTTAATATTTTCAAAGCATCCATTAATAACCTTCTATATCCCAAATATCTTTTTTCTCAAGCTCAATATTTCTTATAAGTCTTGATACTATTTTTGTATTTATAGAAAAAAGTTTTTTTCCATTTCTTCTTTGATATTTTCCATTTCCACAAGAAGGAAATGAATCGTCTTTTAATGCAGGGGTTAAAACTCCCAGTTCTTCTAATTTTGTAAATTGTTTTTTTGCAGCTCTAAAAGTAACATTTGATTTTTGGGCAATTTCTTCTTTTGTAAGTAAAGTATTTTCATTCATAACTCTTAGCATCTTTTCAATAGCAAGAATAGGGCGAATGTTATATTCTTCTTTAGTATTCAAATCATAAACAATTCCATTTACTATAGAAGGGGATTTAATCCCAAATTTCCTAAGCCCAGTATGTTGATAAGAACGTTTTTTATTACTAGTTACATCATTTTTTTGTTTGATGTAACCAGCTTTTTCAAGATGCCAAATGATTGTTTTAAGATAGTTCTCGGTAACTCCTGATACCATCATGCAGTCAAGAAAAGTAAAAAATCTATTTCTTCTGATATACTGCCAAACCTTGTGTTTTTTGCTTGTTTTTTTACTATAGTGATTATTATAAAGGTTGTTTTCCATCTAAGTCCTCCACTTTACTTGCTTTAAAGACTTTTAAATCTGCAACTTCTATGTCATTTATTTCACAATATCTTTCTAGATTTTCAATAAAAACTTTTATATACCTAAGATTTGGATGTCTTTTTGCAAAGTAATTGATAAGATCATCCGTAATTTCTATTTCACTATTAGAACAAAAGTCTTGGATATCTTCTTTTGCAGTTTTTTCAAGTTTGATTTTTACTGTAAGTCTTGATTCAAATGCACCATCATTTTTAAGTTTTGCTAAGGCATTATCCATACCTACCACAAATATGATTGTTTCACTTTGGTCATGGATATATCTAATTGCATCCAAGATATCTTTCTTAGAACCAATAAGTAGTCTATCTATCTCATCTATTATTATGATTCTTGGTCTCTCATACAGTGCTTTTAGTATATTTTCCATCTTTGTAGTAGATGTTCCTACCACATCAGCTTCTAACTCAAAGCATAAGTGCTTTAAAAAAGATGGTAAACTCCAAGTAGGAGATGCTTCCAATAGTACTGCATTTTCATCTACTGCAATTTTTTCTAAAGCAAGTGATTTACCAATTCCATATTTACCATAAGCAATACCAAGTTTTGGTACTTTTGTTGGAAGGATTTTCAAATGTTGCAAACCCTCATTAATTTTGCTATAATTCTTCGTTTTTATAAACTTATATTGCATAATTGCTCCTGTTTGTTTAAATTAAGTCTCGCCAAAGACTCGAACAGGAAGTGATTATTTTCACTTCCTTATCCAATCTTTCTATTTTTGTATATATCAAAAGCCATCTCATATATTTCTGGATTTTTCTCTTTTAGTCTTTCATCTTTATTGTTCCAATCATCATGTTCTAGAACCCATACAAATCTGTCTGTTAAAGTTTTAAAAGTAGGGCGACCACCTTTTAATACTTTTTGTGGTTTGCCATCTTTATCTTTATTTTTAAAGTCATATTGATTTGATTCTTCTAGTTCTTCCTGATCTTGCTCAACCAAAGTAGAAGATTGTTCTAGTAACATATCTGTAACAGCTGTATGTTTAGTCACTGCAATAGTTTCTGCTTTTTCTCCATCATCAAGATTTTCAAGCGCATCCATCATTGTTGGATCATCCGCTTCTTCTGCTAACCTAACTGCTCTTCTCATCATTCTTTTTGATTGGTCTTGTTTTTTTCTTGCAATATAAGCTGCTTCTCTACTATTCCCTATTTGTTCAAAGTCAACAGCTTTGCAAATAAGCTGCATAGTTTCAGCATCATAAACAATTACTTCTCCCATATCATCAGTAGTCATAATTTTTACTTTCTTTCCAATGTATGGTATAAGTTCGTCGTGCCAGTATCTACAGCCTTGATGTCTTATTCCTGTATCTTTTGCACCTACACTTTTTTCAAAAGATTTACCAAGTAATAGATCAAGCATTCTTTCATCACCAATACTTTGCACAGGCTGTTTAAAGCTATTCCAAACAGCCATTGGAGTTTTACCTTTAAGTCCTCCATGCTTTTTTTGGTTATAAAACTTCTTAACCCATAAGTTAATGGCATTTTGAAGTTCATCTTTACTCATTGCAAAATTTAGTTTAATACCAATGTTTTCTTTGTTAATCATCCAAAGTTTTGCAAATGCATCCTCTTCCTCTTTTGCTCTCTCTTTAAATTTACGCTGTGCCATAATTTTATGACCGAATGTCTCTCTAGCTTGAAGCTCTTCTCTCATTGCTACATTGTGACCTATAAAACCATGAAGTTGTCTAAATAAACCTCGTGCTAATGTTCCAAAGGCACGCTCAATAAATGGTTTTTTCTCACCACTAAATGGAGGTGTAATAAGTAAGTCAATACCAAGATTTAAGCAGATACTTTCAAAGTGATTAGATGTAAATTCTTTACCATTATCAATAACAACAGTTTCAGGAATTCCAAAATTGAGTATTCCATCACGCAGTAATCTACTTACTGCAAAAGAGCTATTGCTATCTTCAACTCTAAAGATGACTCTTCTTGTCGCAATATCAATAAGACCAAGAACTGTATAACGCTTACCATCATTACAAATTACATCAGCTGGTGTAGCATCAAATTCCCAATAGTGGTTACGATATTTAGCTTTTTCACTTTCACTTCCTAGTGCTATTTGATATTTGTTTTTCCATGCATCAGGTGATTTTGCAAAAGTACTAAGCTGTGGATTAGCTTTTCTCCATTTATTATAAAAATTATTGAGTGCATCATAACTTGGCATAGTATCTCCAAAATGGCTGCACATAATAAAGTGGATATTCGATATAATTGGATGAGATGTCTTAAGAAAAAATCTTATAGCCATCTCTTGTTGTTCTGATGTAAGAGCTGTTTTGTTTTTCTTATTACTACCTCTTGCATCAATAAAACACTCAATAAGATTTTGACCTCTTGCTTTAGTCTCTTTATATTTCTTCAACCAATCAAAGAGCTGCTTTTGTGAAATCATTCCAAGAACATCAAACTCTATGTTTTTGTAAGCTACTTCGTCAAGCCACATTCCAGCACTCATACTATTATCCCGCTTCATATACATTTCTATAAGTTTGCACTTTGCTTTGGCTATCTCTTGTTTTAAAGGCGTTGCCAAAAGATACTTTTGTGTGAATTTTGCTTGTGAACTGTGAGTCTCTTCTTTCTTTTCAAGTTTATATCCATGTCTCTCAAGCTTCTTTTGGTATCTTTCAGGCAAGTCTTCTAATTTGTAGTGTTTAACTTTTTTTGATGCTCCCTCCAGTTTTCTTAGTTTTGATGGAGTATGTTTTAATCCTTTAAATAGTGCAGGTTGAGATACTTCAAGTAAATCTACAAGTTCTTTTTCTGTAAACTCCATTTTATTCCTCCTCTTTTTTTTTCCATGGTAGTGGTCCTATCCAAATTTCATCTTTTTTAAGTTGAGATATAATTTTTCTTACATCACCACTTTTTTTATTACTTGTTTTGGTTCCAGTTGAAATACCCTTAAACACATCATATAAAGTACTTCTATCCACTCCATATGCTTTTGCATATGCCATAGGAGAAAAACCACGTGCATCAAATCGTTCACGTAATGTCATTTCTTTAAAACTTTTTCTACTCATTATTAACCTTTCACTAAATACTCACAGTTAAGTCCTTGTTTGCTATGATAATTCGCAACAAAACACAACAAAAAGGACTTAAATATGAATAGTAATATGATTGAAGAATTTGAAAGAATTCAAAAAGAACTTACAAAAACACATGAAAACTATATGAAAGCAATCACTCCCACACTTAGCTTGTATATCTCAAATTATCACTTTAAAAAAGGAGAACCTATCTCTAAACATGAAGAAACTAAAACGATAGTCAATGAAGAACTTAATGATATATTAGACTATATGAATGGACTCTTTGAACATAGTCAAAGATGTTTTGATTTTGCAAAATTAATTCATAATAAAAAAAGAGAAGAGAAATAA